CAGTGGTACTTGAACAGACTTATTATGGAGCTTGATGATGGACCTTGATGACTACCAGAACAAGGCACTGGATACTCTGTTGGTAAACACAGAAGAGCATCTGACCTATGGCCTTGCAGCAGAGGTGGGCGAGGTTATGTCTTTGATGCAGAAGATTGCCCGTCAAGATCCAAGGTACTGGAGTCAGGAACCTGATGAGTTCTTTGGTGAGTACACCCCGTTGTTCAAGGAAAAGATCTTTGCTGAACTAGGTGATGTACTCTGGTATCTGGCTTGTCTGGCCAACTATCACGGCTTCCCTTTGTCTGCCATTGCCGAACATAACCTTGAGAAGTTGGGCAAAAGGAAGGCAGAAGGAAAGATTCAAGGTGATGGAGATAACAGGTGAGTTCAATCAATACACTGGTCAAAGATATCTATCGTCTGCTTGAGGAAGGGACTGAACAGGATACCTTTGAGGCTTGTCAGATGTTTGGCCAAAGGCTGGCCAGTCTGATGTATGACAGGCTCAAGCCCAAGGAAGACAGACGTACCCTTAGGATGTCTAACGTAGGCAAACCTGACAGGATGTTGTGGTATGAGTGCAACCCCTATGTCAAGAAGGAAGAGTTCAATGGACCTACCTATCTTAAGTTTCTTTACGGAGATCTTATTGAAGAGGTTGTACTTCTTCTGGCAGAAGTCTCAGGTCATTCTGTCTCAGACAGGCAGCGTGAGGTTGATGTTAACGGTATCATTGGTCATATTGATGCTGTCATTGACGGTGTGTTGGTTGATGTAAAGTCTACATCTCCGCACTCATTTAAGAAGTTCAGAGATGGCACCCTGAAAGAAGATGATCCCTTTGCATATATCCCTCAGTTGTCTGGGTATCTTCAAGGAACCAAGATGACTGATGGTGCTTACGTTGCTGTTGACAAACAGAATGGATACATCACTGTCATGCCTCTTGAAGACACAGACCGGGTTGGTATCAAGGAAAGGATTGATCACATCAAGGAAGTGGTCCTTCAGAAGGAACCACCTCCCCGGTGCTTCAGTCCTGAACCTATGGGTAAGTCCGGTAATCTTAAGCTACCTCCGGGTTGTTCTTACTGTCCCTTCAAGGTAGAATGTTGGAAGGATGTTGGCCTGAGGAAGTTTATCTACTCCACTGGCCCTGTCTGGATGACACATGTAGAGAAAGAACCTGAAGTTATGGAAGTTGATGTATAAGTATGGACACTGGATCTCCAAGGTAAAGATAAACCCAGATGAATACTTTGGGTTTGTCTATCTTATCCATTGTCTTATCAATGGTAAAAAGTATATCGGGAAGAAACAGTTCCATTCCTATCGTAAAAAGAAGAAGCATAAGGAAACAGATTGGAAGACATACACAAGTTCTTCTGTTGAATTAAATCAGGATATCAAGAACTTCAAGAAGAATAACTTCAGGTTTACTATCCTTGGTCTGTATAAAACAAGAGGAGGTCTGGTATATGCCGAGGCTAATCTACAGCACAAGCATAATGTGTTGACAGAATCTGACATCAACGGTAGACTATGGTACAATAAACAGATAGGATCTATCAAGTTCATCCCAAAAGAATATTAACAGCCGTAAAGGCGTACTACCCGTAGCTCAACTGGACAGTAGCAAGTGCCTTCTAAGCACTAGGTTAGAGGTTCGAGTCCTCTCGGGTAGGCCAGCCCAGTTAGTTAAATGGAGATAACAGTTGATTTGTAATCATCAATTGCGGGTTCGATTCCTGCACTGGGCACCAGTTTTCCTGATGCTCACAGTACCAGCCAATGCAGATGTAGCGTCATGGTATGGTCCCGGTTTTCATGGAAGGTTGACTGCCAATGGAGAAAGATTCAATCGTAATGCTCTTACTGCTGCTCACCGTACCCTTCCTTTTGGGACTATCGTTAGGGTTACTTATCGGGGCAAGTCTGTCGTTGTCAGGATTAATGACAGGGGTCCCTTTATAAAGGGCAGGACCATTGACTTGTCAGAAGCGGCAGCAAGGAAGATCGGTTGTTCAGGTGTTTGTGATGTGACTGTGACTGTAATCAAGCGAGGTAAGAAATGACAGACTATCAGACAGACTACAAGATTATGTATGAAGAACTCCGTGCCTTGGTCAGACTGTATTTTGAAATCAAAAACGATGATGGTACAGTATATGATCATGATGATTGGATTGAGGCTCTTGAAAATACAGAGATAGATCTTTGTTTGCTTGTTGGTCTTATCAGTGAAGAGGACCTTGATGACTAAAACCCATCTGGTAATCCCAGATCCACATGCCAGTCCTGATGAGGATCTGTCCCGGTTTACCCTTCTTGGTAAACTGATTGCCAGTGTCAAGCCTGATACAGTAGTCTGTATTGGTGACTGGGCTGACATGCCTAGCCTGTGTTCCTATGACCGTGGGACCAAGGGCTTTGAGGGCAGGAGATACAGGAAGGATATCGAAGCATCATGTCTTGCACAGGAGATGATGTTCCGCCCTATTCGTGAGGCCAAGAAAAAGCTCCCACGGTTCATCATGACAACAGGGAACCATGACTATGCCCGTATTGAAAAGGCTATCCAGAAAGATGCAGTCTTGGATGGAACCATCTCAGTTGAAGATCTACAATACAAGGACTTTGGGTGGGAGGCTTACCCTTTTCTGGAACCTGTTGAAGTGGACGGTGTATATTACGCGCACTATTTCCCAACGGGGGTTATGGGTAGAGCTACAAGCGGTGAACATCAGGCGTACACCCTCCTTACAAAACAATTTGTATCTGCCACGCAGGGTCACACTCACACTAGAGATTTCTGCGAGAGGACTGGACCTGATGGACGAAGACTTCTTGGACTTGTCGTCGGATGTTATGTAGACAGGGTGCATGAGTATGCAGGACAGGCCAATAAGATGTGGTGGTCTGGAGTTGTGGTAAAGAGAGGGGTTAGTCAAGGGATGTATGATCATGAGTGGATCAGTCTGGACAGGATCAAAGATGAGTTTAAGTAGACGAGGTTACGATGTCGTTCGAACTTAAGCAACTCATCCTTGACAGGTTCTCTTTGACTGAGCTTGTGGAAGCTCTTGACTTGGACCCTGAAGAGTTCTATGATAGGTTTGAAGACATCATCTTGGCTCAACTGGATAAACTTAAAGAGATCGACAATGGGCTGGAGAAAGAAAACCTTTCAGAAGAAACCTAAGAACAGAAACCCGTATGCAAGGGAGTTGGCTGAAGACAAGTACAGGCAACGTATAAAAGAATCAGATAAAGTATATACCAGAAAGAAATTGAGGATCAAAGATGTATACGAATATGATGACTCTGCCAACTGACTATCAGGCTTTCATCCATAAGTCTAGGTATTCCAGATGGATTGAAGAAGAGAACCGTAGGGAGTCTTGGGAAGAAACTGTTGACAGGTTCATGGACAATGTTGTTGCCCCTAAGCTACATGACGTAGAGACTTTCAAGGCTATCAAAAATGCTATCCTCAACCTTGAGATCATGCCCAGTATGCGTGCCATGATGACTGCTGGTCGTGCCTTGGACAGGGATAACACCTGTGCCTATAACTGTTCTTACCTTCCTGTGGATGACATGAAGTCCTTTGATGAGGCCATGTTTATCCTGATGTGCGGTACTGGTGTAGGCTTCAGTGTCGAACGTCAGTACGTTTCCAAGCTCCCTGAGATCCCTGAGAAGATGTTTGATTCACAGACTGTAATCTCTGTGTCTGATAGCAAGGAAGGTTGGGCCAAGGCTCTTCGCCAGCTTATCTCTCTCCTCTACTCTGGTGAGATTCCCAAGTGGGATATGTCCAAGATCCGCCCTGCTGGTTCCAGACTGAAGGTCTTTGGTGGCCGTGCTTCTGGACCTGAGCCTCTTGACCAGCTCTTCAGGTTTGTTGTGTCTGTCTTCCGTAACTCTGCTGGACGTAAGCTCAACTCTCTTGAGTGCCATGACATCATGTGCAAGATCGGTGAGGTTGTGGTTGTTGGTGGAGTTCGTCGCTCTGCAATGATCTCCTTGTCTAACCTTAGCGATGACCGGATGCGTCATGCCAAGACTGGTCAGTTCTGGGAGACTAATCCCCAGAGGTCCTTGGCCAACAACTCTGTTGCCTATACC